TCCTAAACCAACGTTATTAGGGTTTGGAGTAATTACCTCATCTACATCTGAAGTGGTACCAGATCCGAATTGGATCTCCATGGTTGTTTCTGATGTGAATCTTGTAGTAAAGCGTCTCTGTATTTTCTCCAGCTGCATTAAGTAAGGAGCATCTCCATCACTATAGTAATTAGGATCGTTTGTGTTTGTATTCTTTAAAGGAATATAAACCATCTCTTGACCTAAGTAAGGTACTTCGTACCAAACGTTACCGTCTGAATCAGTAATGTCTAGGATTTGAATAATGTCTGCTCCCTGTAGAGTAACTGTTGCGAATGATTCTGGTGCTCCAAAAGCATATGTTGCAGTTTGTATCTGTGCAGAGATTGCTTTCCTAGTTTTTTTCAATAAGTAGTACTGAGGGCTACCAGCTGAGATTTGATATACTGTAATTTCAGTAGGATCAAAAGAACTAGAAGCTGAAAAATCAACCGTATCTTGAACTAAGAAATAATTGTCTCCTGTTGCAGATTTTATCTGAGTATTTTGATTAAACAGTAGTGCGTAGTCAAAATCAGGGATGTAAGTAGATCCTGAAAGCTTGGCAGGGATTTGTTGGTAAAAGTCAATATCTACAGTAGCTGCTTTAGTAACTTTGGGTCTATATCCTAACATATACGCTAGGGTATACAAACTTGGAGATTGTTTAGCGTACTGTAAGAATGTTTCTTGAATTTGATTATCTAAATAAAAAGATAAAACATCTCCTACATAAGCAGACATTTCCATAAACATCATCCCGGGAGATGACGGTGAAAAATCATTGTAGGTATCTGGGAAGTAGGTCTTAGAGAAATCTACAAGCAGGTTTCTTAGCCCTGCGAAATCCCTGTTGAAATATTTTATGTCTTTATTTTCAGCCATTGGTTAAGTTAATTTGAATATTGTCGCTTATTCCTGTATTTAGTATACTGTAAGTTATCGTAATGAAAATTGTATTTTGATCTGGTATTGGTTGTACTTGAGCAACACCTTGAATGTTGGGAAAATACTTTTCTATAACTGACAGAATGTAACTTTCTATTTCAGAAATACCTTCAGTGTTTATTTGTTGAAAGACAAACTTACGTAACCCGGCACCAAAAGTTGGATTAAAGACCCTCTCACCTTGCCCGGTAAGTAGGAAATTAATAAGGTTTGTTTTGATAGCTTCTTTTGTAGTGTATGTTGGCTTGAAGACAGCATTGCCGTTGAATGGCAAAGATACCCCAACTGCTTTGCTAGCAGCTAAGTCAATAGGGTATATTCTTCTAGCTCCAAATGCCATTACTTCTTATTAATAAGGCCCATAATCTGGTTTAGGTTTACCTCTCCGGCAGGGAGTGCAGATCCTTCAGCTGTAGTGTTAACTGTAGAAGGTGGTCTGTATCCTACTTGAGATCCGAAACCTAGAGCATCTGTGGAGTTCATAGATATGTTTCCATTTCTAGCTTCCATCATATTACCTAATAATTCCCTGTATTTGTCTCTTGCACTAGCAGAGGGAACTACTGTAGAGTGTGCAAGGGTTTGCATTGAGTTATTGTAACTCTCTTTGACTACTGCTTTCGGTGCACGAACAGCTTCAAAAAGAAGCTCTTTCAATTCTTCCTGCATTGCTTCTTTCACAGCTTCTTTGATAAGTCTTTTAAATACTTTAGTATCCATTTTTTATAAATATTTCTTAATCGGCTTTTAGGTTATCCCTATCTATTATGAGTTTTAATTCTTCGATTAATACTCTAGGGTCTTGAGTAAAGGACGGTTCTGTTTGAAGTAGAACGATACCTTGTTTGTTTTTAGCTTGGCCTATCTTCTGGTTTAAGGTAGGGCTAAAATATTTGTCTACAACTTCGAATGTAAATCCTTTGTAGATTGTATCTAATGTGCTATTTTCTGCAGTATTTACTACTTCCACTAATGATTTTAAATCTACTCCAACTTCTTTAACCTGCTTACCGCATCTCTGAAGTAACGAATCTATTACGGATATTAATCCTAGTAGAGTGTTGAGTATAGCAGCTGCTGTAGAAACGTATGTAGTTCCGTTCTCAACTGTACGTTTTAATTTTGCCAGTTTGGGATTACCTTCCTGGTCAAAGGTAAGTAATGTTCTAACATCATCTAAGTCTGCAAGTAAAGCTGTTACGATCCCAGGTACTGTCGGTGCAACCTTAACTCCTACGGCAGCAGATGTCTTTAATATATTGATAGCAGATACTGTAGTAAGAGTACCTTGTAATACTCCGTTAACTACCGTTAGCGATTGACTAATTGTGTTAACATACTTTGCGGTTGTCTCTAAATCAGTTAGTAGAGTATCTCTTAACGCTACTGCTTTGTCTAGAATATCCTGAGATGGACATAAATCCGGCAAAGTTGGATTGCCTGTTTCTAATCCCTCAATGCCCAATTCTGTTGCTAGGTTTGATAACAAAGTGATTGCTTTATCTTGAACTGTTGCAACCTTACTATTGATAGTTTGGTTTATTCTGTCCAGAGAAGAAGATTGGCTTGCTTTACCGATTAACACGCCGAGTGTAGCAGACTGTAGAGCGGTTCTTTTAATCAAAGCCTTACGCTCTTTCTTTTCTTTTTCTCTCTGCTTTTCTAATTCTTCAGGTGTCATTATACTGTGTAGTTATAGTTAGAAAGCATTTTAGTTAAATCTAAGTTATTCAACCTAGTTAGCAGTATGTCTGCAGATCCCTGTAAGGAAGGGACTGGGCCACCACCGTTAGCAGCTGTCTTACAAGCATTTAATAGTGCCTTCATTACGTCTACTATTTCTTTAAGCTGTGCAACAGCTGTAGTTCCAAGAACTAAAGGTTCGTCTGCTGATTTACTTCCTAAATAGATATTGTTTGTTTGAATTACCAATCCAGTAGCGTCTATATTAACTGTTGATAGTGAATTTAGATTGATACTCTTTGTTGAACTTAGAAGTAGATGATCCTCTGTGGTATTGAAAACTAACCGTCCTGAATTAATAATGATTTGTTTTCCGGTGTATTTAGCAGGGCTTACTGGAGGGTTATCTTTATAAGAGAAGTAATTACTGCTTGCAGCCTGTACTGGTATCTGTTGAGTTGAAGTTAAGTATACTGAGGAAGGATCTAGATTAATATTTTCGATTGTTGGTTTAAATCCAACCGATCCAGGATCTCCTTGACCGTTTCTAAGGATCATTATAGGATCTCCGGAACTACTTCCGGTAGACCATGGAGTTATTGGATTGTCGTTTAGTAGGATAGTTGATCCAAATCTTATAGAGTTTCCTAAACGTCCTTCAAAAACTAAATCTCCTTCGTACTTTTTGAGAGGCTTAATGTTTGACTTTTCTTCAAAAGTTTTACCAAGAACGATATCAACTGTTGTATTTGATACTTCCTTGTTAGCCCCTAACTCTGTTTGGTTATAACCTCTCTGTTGGTTTTCTGGAATGTCAGTATCGTTAAAGATGTTTGGTATTCCGTTGTGGTGGTTACTACCCCAGATGTTAACCGGAGTTATGTAGTAAAGAACTTCCTTGTAGTTGTTGTTTTGAATATCCGGTGAAGGTAGATTGAAAATATAAACAAGTTCTTCTAGTAACGGGTAGTTTGAAATATTGCCGAAGTAGGGTTTTGCAAATCCTTTCGATTTAAAATTTCCTTTTGCTGTCTCAAAGTAGATAGATCCAATCCCGTTCCACTCTCCTACCTCAGAAAAATACTTGCTTGTATCATCTAATACAATATCTTTAACGACAGCGACTTTGAACTTCATTACTTATCTTCTTTAATGTTGTTAATCTCTTTTAACAACTGTTCTCTTTCTTCATCAGAAATGCCGAATGAGTCGGTAGCTGAATCTTGATTCTGGAATATACGTTGGATGATTGTTGCAACCTTCACAAGTTGGTCATCATTCTTAACTCCAATCTCCAAGTACTCTTTAATAAGAGGTACGATCAAAGTCGCATCTCCGGTATCTTCGATTAGAGGACGTAACTCAGAAATAAGAGTTGAAATCTGCTTCTCCTTCTTCTTTTGATTGTCGTAAATCTCTTCTAGAAGGTCTGCGAATTTCTTATTTTTGAATATTAATTTATCTAAACTCATGAGTAGTCTATTTTTTATAAATAGAAAGTAGTAAGGTTTAGAAGCTTGCGTACCCGTTCTCTACATAGAATGCATACTGCTTCTTATAAAGATCTCCTAATTCATTAGCTACTTTTGTAATTCTAGGGGTTTTAATATCTATAATCTCTCTAATGTAAATGTACAACGCCTTCTTATTGAAAATTGTTATATGTTCTCTCTTCCTGAATAATTCAAGGATCGCATCAGCGATTTGAGCATCTTCTTCTTTAGGGAATAATTCGTAGATATTATCAGTACAGTATTCGATATACAAATCCAAGAATTCAGAAATTTCATCTACTGGGTGATGTGTCTTATTATCTGGTTCCATACTATCAGTATCTAGAACATCTCCGTAAACTACCTCACCTTCTTCTTGTTCTATATTCAAAGTATCTAATGATAACAGCTCCATCCTCTTCTTATAGTTCTTTTGATTCGAAGCAATCAAGTATCTTTTTGCAACTGTGCCAAAATAAGAATACGCTTTAGCCCCATTGGAAGGATTAAAGCGATCTAATTTGGTTAGTAAGAAGGTGATTACTTCGTGTTGAAGATCTTCTAAGTTCGTTTCTTCTGTATAGTAGAACTTAAAGGTGTGTATTAAATTCTGTGTTAGTTTATAGAGAGCGTAATGTATTTCTTCCCTATAGATCTTATTCCTCTCTACGTCGTCTTGTGTATTAACATATTTAATTATAGCAAGTTCGGTATCGTGGGTAAAATAGTTTTTATTTTTCTTCTCCGCCATCGGTCAATTTAAAGTTATTTAATCGTTCTTGAATAACCTTAATTTGTTCGAAAAACCAACCGATCTCATCATCACTTTCAAATGTACCTTTAGCATCTATCTTCTGCAGCCGTTCAGCACTATGTTCAATTATTTTAGATAGTTGATCCATATACAGCAGGTATGAGGCTAGTATATCCTCCTGCTTTTCGTTTTTGCGAAGGAGGTTGTACGTCGTGTAACCAAGTACACCGATCGTGATGATGAGGAGGATTATTAATATTTCCATTAGTCAGTGAAAAAAGAAGACATTGCATTTTTTAATCCATCACTCTGGATATTAGATAATGCTTTATTCTTAGCTGCTTGTTGATGTGTTGTTGGATTTTTCTGGGTAGTCTCTTTAGCTATTGCAAACTGTTTTGATTTTGGTTGTTCAACTGGGTTAATAGTTAATTCAACAACTGAAGACATAAAGTCTGCTTGATGTAAAATATGAACAATCGCTGATCTAGGTCTACTTTCTGGCATCCTGGAAATCAAATACGCTTTGTTAGATTCTTCATATAGACCATCATGGGTTCTGATAGCTAGCATTTCATTCAGGGAGTAAGTGATACCTGCTTCTTGTAAAAGAAAAAGAGAACGGTCTGGTATAGTCATGAAGGCAACCTCATTATTGTACGAGTAGATCTCACCTAAGTTTTTCTTTCTCCATTCATCCTTTCCAGGTAAATATAAATCTTGAGTAGAATCTCCTACCTTACCTAGATCATGATTCATAGCAGCAAAAACCAACTCTTCAATTGTGAAAGTAGACATATCACATCCAAATTTCTCCCAAAGTTTTGCAAAATGTAAAGAAGCTTTAATGACACGGTTAACATGCTCGATGTAACCACCGGGAAAGCAGTTGTGGTATTTTGTAGTATGAGCAGCAGGCATTAAGATAAATCTATCTACCCGATCCTCATAAAACTTTCGAAGAATTTCTCTTCTAGGGGATGAAATGTACTTATCAATATACCCTAAAAATTCTTCCCAATTGGATTGTATTTGTTCTGCTGTTAGATTCATAATCTAAAGATAATTACCTTTGTCCGGAAAAGCCACCTACCTCATTAGAAGTTCTAGGCTCTATCTCAATATACTGTTTGATCTCCTCAAGCTCCTGTTCTGCTTTTTCAATCGTTTCAACATATGCCTTAACCGGCTCTTGTCTTTGTACAATCTGTCTTAGAGTCTTTAAAGTACTTTCCAATACTTCTACTCTGTTAATTACTTGATCTCTATATCTCATATTATTGTATAATTTATTACTTTAACTTTTCCCCCCTTGTCTCAAACCCCCATGTCTATAAGTTAAGACAGGGAAACTACAAAGGCAACTTCTTTTGTGAAAATTCTATAAAATCCTTAATTTTTTTCAAAACCGAACATTTTTCATATTCTTCTAACTGTGTAAAATGATCTATACTCATACTACAAGCTGTTAAGAAATTATGATCCGCCTTATCGAGTAAAGTCTCTATATGGAAAGATCTACTCAAATCTAACTGACTAATATAGGAATAAGCCCTGGTATAAATCAAGCTCTTATTTGCATTTTGTAAACTTTCCTTATCTAACTCTCTATTAATCTCTGAAAAGAATTTTAATACTTGATCATTTAAGACATCCCCTCTGAGTATAATACGGGTAAACATACCCATATACACGTAAGGATGATCTTTAAAATCAACGAGTTCCTTGACTTTGTCTTGAGACTTATCTTCAGGATCTTCAAATAAACCAAATACCGTTGAGGGATCCATATATATTATAAATAGGAAAAGGACACCGTAAGGCATCCTTTCCTTCATATTCTTAATTCTTAACCTACTGTGTTAGTATCTAAGATAATATTTTTGTTGAAATAAGTGATCGTATTTGCAAGCTGTCTGATCAACTTCTCATCTCCTAACTCTTTAGCTGCTCTATAAGCATCTGTTAACTTATTGAAAGCAGCCTTAGACTCTGAAGAACCTGCATCAATATCAGGAGTTCCATCCATATCAATATCAACAGTAGTATCTGTTACATCCTCTACAGGAGCTTCTTCTGCAGGAACCTCATCCTTAGCAACAATAACATCCTCAGTTTCAGACTCTTCATCTTTCTTAGCTTCAAAAAGAGTTTCATCTATAGATAAAGTTTTAACCTTATCCATAAGGTAATCGTAGATATCTTCCTCCTCAAAACCCTCTTCTTTCAGAGTGTAGATAATTCTTCTTGCTGCATCAACAAAAGATCCAACAGACGATACAGGAGCCAATCCTGACATTCTATCCATAGCTTCAGGAGAAGCTTCATCCATACTACCCATCTCAGCGTAAGCCATCTCTCCAGGAGTTTCTTCAGGAAGCATCATTTCCTTAATCTTTGCCTTCAATTTCTCCTTAGTCATTTTCTTCATAGGAGCTTCCATTACAGGCTCTTCAGAATACATCTGAGCAGTATACAAACCTTCAGTCATAAGACCGGCAAGTTTCAACATTCTATTAAATTCTTTGTTCATTTTAAAAAGCGCTTTTATATAAATAGCGTTAAATTACAGAAAAGAACTTAGGGTAACTCCTGCAAATACTTAAGGGTTGCTCGTTGAATCTCTTTGATCCCATGAACATTATTAAGACCCATTTCTACTTGAATAGACCCTTGGTAAACACTGAATTT